CTTAATCGAAGCCGGCGCCCGCCGTCCCGGCCAGGCCTGACGTGTCACCCTGGGGCCCCATCGCCGGGGCCCACCCGGGGTGGCCGGGTTTTGCGCAACGGGACCGTTAACCCGGACCACCAAATTTTTTTTCCCCATTTTCCCCTAGTTCTTTACACCTACCATCAAACCTACAATACCTGAGTCAACAAATAATCTACAAACTTGCCACTCATTGATTATTCGCGCTCGCTACAGTTGAGCAAAGACATCAAGAGCAATGAGCAGAAACGTCCCTGTTGACAAAGCGCTTTACGCTCGTGTAAAAGCAGCAGCGAAGCGTAAATTCAAAGTATATCCTAGCGCTTATGCAAATGCTTGGTTAGTACGTGAATACAAAAAGAGAGGGGGACGCTATCGTGTAGCTAGCGAGTGAGCAGAACGATGAAACGTGCCGCCTCGGGCTTGTCTCGCTGGTTCGATGAGGAGTGGATTGACATCAAGACGGGCAAGCCGTGTGGGCGATCTGCCGGGGAGAAGCGTCGCAGCTACCCCGCGTGCCGTCCCTCAAGACGCGTCTCTGAGGAGACTCCCAAGACCAGTAAGGAATTGACTGCTGCAGAGAAAAAACGCTTCAAGCGCGAGAAGACAAGCAGCAAGAAGATAAGCTATCAGCATCGACGCAAGAAGAAGTAGTGCCCGCGAGAGCCCGCAGTAGCCGTTATGCAGACAAAGCTGCGCTGTATTCGCTCGGGCTCCTAGAAGACTCTTCGACGCTGCGCAAATTATCAAAAAAGAACAACAACGCATTTGATCAGCACGCGTGTGAAAATAAAATCATTAACGATTTGCTGCCGCATCAATTTCAGTTTGTCACCGACTTTCAGCATCGCCTAGTCGCCTTGTGTGGCGGATTTGGTAGCGGGAAAAGCTTTGCTGCAGTTACAAAGTCAGTCTTACTTTGCTTCAAAAGCCCAGGCTATACGCATCTATTTCTTGAGCCGACGATCCCCCTACTCCGCGACGTTGCAATTCCTGCTTGGCGCGATGTTCTTGATCGTTACTCGATACCTTATGAGTTTCGCACCAGCCCGCTACCTGTATTCACGCTGAAGCTTGCTAAGGGCGATACTACTGTTTTACTGCGCTCATTTGAAAACTATAATCGCCTCATCGGCGTTAATGCTGCAAGTATGACCGTTGATGAAATTGATACAGTATCTACACAAACTGCCGAATCCGCGATTATCAAACTTCAGGGTCGCGTTCGCGTGGGCAACTGCCCTCAGCTTTGTTTCGCGTCAACGCCAGAAGGGCACAAAGCGCTCTACAACTTATTTGTACGCGAGGCTTCCGATGAAAAAGCCCTCTACAAAGCAAGAACCGAAGACAATCCATATCTTGATCCGGGATTCATTGAAAACCTGAGAAATTCATACCCCGCGAATTTGATCGAAGCCTATCTTAACGGCGAATTTGTTAATCTTGCGCAGGCAACTGTATTTTACGAGTTTGATCGTCAAAAGCACTGCACAAGTGTCTTTCATCCGGAGCCCAACGAGCTTATCGTTTTGGGCGCGGACTTCAACGTTGGCAACAGCCAGTCCTGCTATGCAGTTGTGCGCCCAGGGCCGAATGGGCAAGTCCTGCACGTGTTTGCAGAGCACAATTGCAGAACTACTTTCGACCTCGCGGAACATATCAAAAAGACTTTCCCGCGTCAACTCGCCATGGGCATGGTTAGTTGCTACCCAGACGCAAGCGGAAGCCATGCAAGTACAAGCTCAACCGAGAGCGATCACGATATTTTGCGGGGCGCGGGCGTTAAAGTTATTGCAGAACGTAGAAATCCGCCCGTCGCAGAGACTATCGCACACGCGAACCTGCATATTCACGACAATCATGTGCTTGTGAACCCAACAACATGCGCAGAAACACTGCAGGCGCTTGAAAATTGGGGCTACGACCAGAATTACAAGCCTATGAAGGGCGGGAAAAACGATTTATCACACGCTGGAGACTCTGTCAGGTACCTAATTTGGCAGACTATGCCTCGCGCAACTGCTCATTTGAACCGTCCGCGCTGGAGGTAGAGATACTAGCGGGCTAGAATGGCTGAAAAGTCCCGAAAAGCAGTGGCAATCGTTCCAAATTCGCTTGTCCCATCCTCGGACGACTTTCTTGTACCTTTTGAAAGGCGTCATCCCGAATACGAGGAGGCCATTGAGGGCATCGTTGGTGTTGATGCCTACTCGCTGGAGCAAGCCGAACAGATTGCACGTCTCGCGCCGATTCGTTTTTGCACGCTTCCTGAGTTTCACCTGTTTGAAGCGTCGAGCGAGTATCTACCTAAGGACTATCTTGAAGAATCAGAGAGCTACGAGATACGTAAAACCCGCGCACAGAGCAGCTTTCAGAACTATTACTCTCACCTACGCGATCTTGTAACGGGCACCGCGCTTCGCAAGGGTGTTTCGCTGCCTGAATCTATTCCGGGTCAGTGGTCGAATTTTTTTGAGGACTGCGACCTGGAGGGGCATTCTCTACTTTCCTTCGCGAAAGAAGCTTTTACAGAGGCGCTTGATGGGGGTGTTTCTGCAATTTGGGTAGAATATCCCAAACTTCCACCTAATTTGTCCGCCGCAGAAGAGAGAAGTCTCAATCCGCGACCCTATTTTGTCCTGATGCGCATGGATCAGGTTCTTGAGTGTCGCTATGATGTGTTCAATGTCAATATTGGCACGCAAAATTTATTCGGCGCATTCCCAAATTATTTGCGCGTCAAGACAGAAATTCGTCGCCAAAGCGAAAGCAATGAATTCTTCGAGGAGGTTGTTCCCGCAGTGCGCGTTTATGACATTACCGATTTTGCTGATAATACTGTTTCCGCGCTAAATGATCAACCAGAACTTGCAACAAGCACCCAAAGAGTTCGTTGTCGCCTTTACGCGAAAACAAATTCGCCCGGTGATGTTGATAGATATTCACTAGAAGACACAAGCTATCTCTCTGTCTCGTTCATTCCTTTTGTTCCTGTGTTCGGGGGCAAAAAGGAGGCGTTCTTCCGTGGGCGCCCTTTGCTTTTTGACATTGCGCGTCTAAATTTGCATCATTGGAGTGTCTCTGCTGATCTTGCGGAATCAATTCACCTTACATCCTCGCCCATTCTCACGGGAACAGGCGTGCGCCCGGACGATGAGATCAAGTCGGGTGCGGGTAGGGCGCTGTTTTCACAGAATCCTGATGCAAAATTTGATCTGATGAGTGCATCAATGGAGGGCGCTTCTGTTACTTTGCAGAATCTCGCCCGCATTGAGTCTGCTATGGAGCGTCTTGCTGCTGTCGCGATGACAACTGGCAAGACTCAGGCGGAGTCAGGCTTTGCAAAACTACTTGATCGCTCGCAAAGTGATTCGCAGCTCGCTGTTTTGGTGCAATCTCTTGAGGACGCGTTGAATCGTGCGTTGCTTTACGCATCCGCGTATCGCAACTTTGATCAAATTCGCGTCACGATCAGTAAAAACTTCATTCCTGTTAAGCTCCACTCTCAGCAAGTTATGGCGCTTAGCTCATTGTTTAAGGATAGCAATGCAATTACAATTGGAATGTTCCTTCGGATGCTTGAGGCGGGCGAAATGTTTGAAGGCCTGCCTGATTTCAGCGTCGCGAACATGCTGAATGACATGGGGCTTGACGGCAAGGAAACTGCGCGAGACCTTGGTATTGGCGTCAATGTGCCCCAGATGACAAATCGCGGGCAGATTCCAGTTGACGTAAGCAGCCCGTTGAGCGAAGGCGCTGATCTTGAGGCTCGCGAAATGAGCATTGAGACAAGCGAAGCAGACGGTGCTATTATTTAGTCAGTCACCATTTGACTTTGTATGCCTTCCCAGACTCCGGAGTCCCTTGAAGAGGCTCTTGCCCAGCTTGAAGCGTTGCAGAAGAAAACTGAAAGCGCTGAAAGCGAAAACGCAAAGCTGAAGGCAACCAATCAGGGGCTGCTCAAGGATCTCCGGAAAAAGAAAACTGTTGACACTTTTCTGAAGGTTGCCGGTATTGAGTTGACTGACGACCTTGACGAGGAGGGCTTGGCGGATCGAATCGCGGGCCTCAGGTCCAGGGAGAACGTCCAGAGCCAGCCGCAGGAGCCTCAGCAGCAGCCACCTGCGAACCCACTTGGGCAGACGCCTGCCGAGGCGATGGACGAGGCCATGAAGGCCCAGTTCGCGTCGCTACGCAAGGAAATCAGCGACCTGCGCAAGGTGAATGAAAGTTTGGAGCAGGAGCGCAATGCAGAGCGTGAAAAGCGTCGCGAGAACAAACTTGAGCGCTATGTGACTGACGAGCTTTCAAAAGCTGAATGCCGTCGTCCTTCTCACCTGTTCAAGTTGATGAAGGAAAAGTTTCGTTTGCTTGATGACGAATCAACTGTCGTTTACGGACCAGAAAACGATCCTGTCTCCCTTCGTGATGCAGTTTCTCGTCTTCGTGACGACGAAGAGTTTTCTGTTTACTTTGCAGGTAGCGGTGCGACTGGATCGGGCATTGCGCCGAACCGAGCTGCGCCGATCACTTATTCAAACAATCCTTTCAGCAAGGACAGTTTGAATGCAACCAAGGCCGCTGAGATCCTTCAAAAGGATCCCGATAAAGCGAAGCGCCTCATTTCCGAGGCTCGTCTTTCTGGCAAGCTCGATCCCGTTCTC